ACTAAGACTTTGCCCTCTGTCTCGATTGTGATAGACTCCCCCTGGGGATCTATTCGCTTGAAGGGGGCCGAAGGGGTACGTAGTATCACTTTAAGCCCTCTGTGATATTATAACGCTGTATTTTGTCGCGTTTGTGGTGTCATGGTTAGTAGCCTTAAAGATGAGGAAAGCAGGTACTATATCGACGGGGATCTGAGCGACCCTTAAAGCTGTGCTTAAAGTAACTGGCTGCAGGGGAGCGTTATTAACCCCGTCAGGGGATGAGCCTACATTTACCGTTAAATTTGTGCTGTCTCCCTCGTTTACCACATAGATAATTATCTGGTTTAAGGTGTCTTCCAGTTTCACGACTACCGGGTCATTTGTAGCCCCAGCGCTTACTGCTGCGCTGCTTATTACTTTCACACTGTTAAAGCTCATTAAACCACCGTTTTTTTATTCTGGTATAACTGTCCCTATGCCCTGCATAAGCTGGGCCCGGACTGCGTCTTCTAGTGTTGCCTTTGTGTTATTGAAGGCTGAGATAAGCCGGTCCCTGCACTCGTCGAGCCCTGAGTTTTTATTCCACTTGACCTTAACCCTTTTAGCCTGGGATCTGTCCTGATCCTTCCCTATCACGGAGGCAGTAACCTCGAAGATCTCAGGGGTTATGGCCTGCACCTCGATAGAATCGGCGATAATAATTTCGTCCTTGTTAACTCCGACCTTCTCGACCTTCTCGTACTTCGACGGATCGCCTGAGAAGATTACCCCCGGGATAGTTACGTGGCTCATGCCGTAAAGAACCAACTCACGGTAAGCAATTTTTTCAGCTTCCTTCCTGAAATAATCGATTGCCTCTTCCTTAGCCAGGGTCAGAGCCTTGTTTAGACCCTGCATCGTTTGCTCTTTCGGAATGACAATAAAATCTTTTTGCGGGTTGCTGCCGTCTGCGTAGGTATTAGCAGTATCCTTTAAGACAATATGGATAGCTCCCTCGTCGTCCACAGTATAGGCTGGAGTGTTTGCAGGTACTATATTAATAGTTACCATTTTTTTAACCTCTTTTAACCTCTTTATATAATCGTTATTCTTCAGCTTCTTCCCCGTTCACTAGATAGAAACCGCTCCATTTTCGGAACTCGTCGCGCTCTATAACTCCAGTATTATACATTTCCTGTACCTCTGAGGCTGTGAGCTTGACCTTTGAGAGCTCCTCGAATTTTATTTCGATCGAGTCCTCGGGCTTCCCTTTAGATACGAGCCAACGGTTAACGAAATCCTGGGTAATATTCTCGGTTATCTTCTGCAGACCCTCCAGGACGACGAGCCGGTCTTCTTCTACCAGGTAGCCGCTCGCGTAGGTTGTCCCGCTAGCCTTTCCCATGGTTAGGGGGGTTTGGAATAACCCGAGCTGGATTTCGGTTTCTAGCGACTCCTTAAAGCCCATTACGTCGAGACTGCCTTTTGCGTCGATCGGAATAACCTTTAAACCGATTGCAGAGATGTCCTCGTTTTCTGAGAGGTTTTTATTATCTTCGAGCCATTCGTCGTGAAGCTTCCCGGCGTCCTCAGGGGTTATAATCTCAGCTTCGACGAGCTTTTCGAGCATAACATGATCGTAATGATAACGCCCCATCCCATAGCGTTTCACAAAAGAGACATACCCCTTATTGATATTCAGCAAATTTCTTATACTGAGCTCTAGGGGATCGAGTAAGCTGGACCCATAGAGCCCGATTGTTTCACGCTGCTTAATGTCTTCCTGCACGTAGTCCCAGGGGTTTAAGTTCCCGATAACTAGGTCGGAAGGGTCGAAGGTCTTCTGAGATGTAGAGCCCTCGTTTATTACTACAGTGGCGATAGGTGCCTGCATCACATCAGCAGGTCGGTCGTTTGGTTTTACTCCTTCCGGTAGGACTGTTGTATAAGGCATTAATAAAGGGTATAGCGTGAAATGGGTTTCATCCCCGGCAGGCTTTCCGATAATTATGCCGTCTCGACATAGTAACCGCCCGATCGTGGCGACCTGCTCGTTAAGGTTTGCTTTCTTCCTCCAGGTCTCAAACTCTTTAATTAGGGTTTTTTTCTTGCTGTCTGCGCTCATCCCCTTAGACAGCATAAGGCCCAGTTTGTTAAGAGGGACAGAGACGTAAGGGGAAGCCGTGCTGAGCTGCTGATAATATCTGAAACGGTTATTAGTGTCGAAATTTGAAATACCGCCTATAGTGCTGGTTTTGTCGTGCTTTGTTACATTAAGGGAGGCACCCAGCCGGATTTTAGAGCCTGCGGTCTTTGCTGCGGTTGTCGTTTTAGAAACCATGTGTGGGAAACCTCGTATTTCATCTGTTCACGCTATTAAACATATTATATGTTTGCTTGTATAAAAGAAATTGTATAAAAATATTAAGCTAGATAAAAACTAGAAAATGAGATTAAGATCAGGAAAACGGATATTTAACCAGGAAATTGTCGGGGATATTTCAATGAATCAGAATAAAAACCAGGGAAAAGTCGAAGATCTGGAGAAGGACCAGGCCGAGCAGTCTAAGAATAAGGATAAAGAGCACCTATACGATTTTTATAATGATGTTAAGATATAAAAGGAAGCAGGCCGTTTTATAATACGGTATCCACTTCCTAAACATTGCACCTAAAAAACGCCACATCTCCGTTAATGGGTTTCCTGAGAGGTGGACCCCCTGGGATGTTTGCATCCGTCCCAGGGTAAAAACGATTTTCTCTTTTAAAATACGAGAATATAAAAGAATTCGGAGCTTTGCGTTTTCACGGACCACCTAGACAAAAACCTTTTATACTGGATTCCTTTAAAAAAAGATATCTCTTATTATCTCTCTATTACTTTATACGAATACGTATTCGTATAATTAATTAATTAATTAATAAGAGACCTCTTTTTTTTGGTATCTTTTATTTAAACGTTTCTATTAATTTGTTTCGTTTCGTTATCGAGTGCCTTATCTCTTTTTCCTGGATTTACTCATAGACGAGTAATTAAATTTCTTTACTTTCTTTTTGCTTTCTATCACTACCTGGAAAGCGTAGCTTATGTTATCGACCTGGTCGTCGTGTTCTCCGTAAGGGAAAGCGACGAGCTCATCTTCTAGATCCTGGACCCAGGGAGCCTCAGCTCGAAAGAATATACGCCCGGCAGCCATTCGAGCGGCTGCAGGTATAGCCCTCGTTACTTTGTCCCTAGTCCCTGGCTTAAGCTCCTTAACTGGTAGGCCCTCTTTATCAAGAAACTGATAGAGAACTTTACCAGCTCCAACGCTTTCGACCCATTGCGAAGAGGGTCTCCATTTAAGATACTGCTGCCAGAATAGGTTTACCTGGTCCGGGCTTTCGAGCCTGAGCCTTAATAAGTCAAGTAATACCAGGTCGTTGTCTGGAGTCATCGCCCATGTCGCCAGGACAAAATAATCAGCCTTTGAGCTGGCTGTCGCAGCAGGGTCGCAGGTCTGGAAAATCTCGCAGTCATCATATAGGAATTTCCTTTCCCCTAGGTCCACCACTCCGCCCGCTAGGGTAGCATACCGGAAATACTGAGTTTTGAAAATTGCGCCCTCTTCGTCCTGGGGTGTCTGCTGGTAGAGTGCAGCCCACCAATAAGGCCCGAGGGTTTCTTTAATATTTTTGAGTGCTGCTTCATCAAATCTCTGCCTAAAGAGTGCCTCGCCGGGTTTCCTGCCTAGCGGATCGTTTGACCCTGCTAGAGCTGGCAGGTTAATAACGGTCCACTTATGCGCCTCATCTTTGAGGAGCTGCCCGGATAAATCGGCATCATGCCATCGAGTTTGAATAATGACCACGGACCCGCCAGGCTCCAGTCTCGTAAATGCCGTGCTTTTAAACCAGTCCAGGGTCTTGTCTCTGTATCTCTTGCTCAGTGCCTGCTCTGCATTTTTGACCGGATCGTCGATTATAAGCAGGTCTGCACCCTTTCCGGTGATTGCTCCCCCTACTCCTGCGGTCATCATCCCGCCAGCATGTCCTTGTATGTCCCAACGATCCCTAGCAGATGAATTAGAAGCGATTTCTATGCCTAGTTTAGTCGGTCCATGCTCTTGTATCAGAGAGCGGACCTTATAGCCCCAAGAGGCTGCAAAATCAGCTTCATAACTTGTCAGGATAACCCTTTTATCTGGATACTTCGAGAGGTACCAGGCAGGAAAGAATTTCGAGGTTAGTTCGCTCTTTCCGTGTCGCGGGGGCATGAAAATCATTAGGTTTTTAATAACGCCTGCGGCTACCTGGACCAGATAAGAGTCTAATAAAAGCAGGTGATCGGCAGGGTACCACCTACCACCAGATAAAGAATAAGCCAGGCTCGCGGGGGAAACATTCACGGGGGGTGCTGGCAAGCAGCTCATCATCATTACTTATAGTAACACCGTTAACAAAATAAATATTCGTGTATAGATGTTAAGAGGTGCCTATTTTACTTAAAACAAAATTTTATATTAATAGGGTCGTCCTCTGGGTGTGTAGCGTTCCAGGCTGCCTTTAAAATGTTGTGAACGGTCGCCAGGACTTCCTGGTCTACAACATAGTTAAGGGTTTCTGCAGCTCTGAGCTCGGACTCTGAGATCCCGCTCTTTTTGATCCTCTTCTCTGCTCTGGCCCTCGCGTGCTCCCATTCTTTCGATGCCCTGATCGTCTCGGGGGTCACCGGTAGGTGGATCACTCGGTCCTCTGTCCTTATGACCGCTTTTTTAATGTCGGCTATTTCTTTCCTTAGTGCTGCGATTGTGATTTAATAGCCTCCTTGAGTTCCTGGATCTCGGCCCGCAGCTTGTCGAGTTCTGCGTCCTTAAGGATCGCGTTCTGGACCTGTAAAGCCTGTATCAAGGCTCTTATGTACCCTAGCTTAATCGAGTCTCCTTCCTGGACCCTAAAGCGTTTTACATTGATTCTTTTCTGCAGGTTGTATATTAATTCGGAGTTGGCCCTTAACAATCTATCCCGCGTCGAAAAATCCTGGTAATCATCTGTTCTGCTGTTATCGTTTTTCATAATATCTCTTCAAATAGTTTTGGCTTTTAACTGACAGTATATTATATTCCTAAATATTTATACATACCTGTAAATTAAATTCGATAGCTGCAGGCCCTCCATGAGAAAATTTTATAATAAATAGACGCCCTCTTTTAAGTTGGTCATTTAAAATATGCCTCCTGGTCCAGGGGGAAGGGTCGCGCCTTCCTCTCTCCAGGTCTGTTTATTCTCAGGCGATTTAAGAGCTTTTTTCAAGATGGTTAAAGGGTTATTACCTGGAAGGCTCTAAAAGTCCCAGGAAAAGGACGAGGTGAGCCTTCAGGCTCACAAAAAAGAGTTTATTTTACTAATTTTAAGGTGCTCTGCGTCGGGCTTATTATATCGCCCTTCTGCTTCATCTTCTTAATTAAACCCTCAGGGTCTTTTATGCCAGCCTCCAGGCTCATTTCGATGACTCTGTCGAGCTTTGCTTCCTGGTGTACTATATCGGCTTTAGAGAGTCTCTCTATGATTTCCTTGATCTTCTTTATGTTTGACCTCTGACTCCCTGACGTCCCAGCCTCCAGGACAGTAGCGTCTAAGGCCCCGGTATCCGGGTCGATTCCTACCTGGCTTAAATTGTCAATTAGGAGCTTGCAGGCTGCGACAGCATCTTTTAGGTCCACGGTAGAGGATAACCTCATTCTTGCGTGAGCTGTTGCGAGCCTTCGGGCTGCATGTAGAGCTCTAACCGTCACGGGTACGGAGTCCTTTACCTTGCTGCTTTCGTTCCTGGTTGACACGTAGAATTTTGCTATGTAGTCCCTAGCCTCTGGCGTCATTACCGGGAAGCAGTGTGTTTTCGCATAAGCTATGTATTTCCTGAGCAATTCAAGATCTATTAAACCCGGCCCGTTTCCGTCTGTCCTCTCGTCCAGGACGTATAAGGCCAGCTTCTCGTCGAAAGCCTGGTCTGGCACGTCACGGATAACATAAAGTAAATCCATTCTGGAGAGGAGAGCGTCCCCCAGATTAAATTGAGTTGCTATACTTTCGTATTGATCATACCGCCCATACTTTGGATTTGCAGCTCCCAGAAATGCGCATTGAGTCGGCAAGTGTGCAAAGACTCCAGCTTTAGCGATGTCGACGCATTGCTGTTCTAATGCTCCGTGGATCATAGACCTATCATTTTCTTTCATTTTATCGACTTCGTCAACGCAGCAGATACCTCCCTCGAAGTCCTCGGACCCGCTTACCATAGTGAGGGCCCCGGCTTCTATCGCCCATCTACCATCGAAATCGTCATGTACCGCCGCGCCAGTAAGCCCGGCACCGCTCGCAGACTGCCCGGAAACCATTATCGCCCGTGGTGCGAAATCGGCAACAAATTTTAGAATCTGGCTTTTTGCGATACCTGGGTCGCCTACAATTAAAATATGAATGTCCCCGCGCTGCCATGTCCCGTCGTTAAGCCGCCGCCCGGTCCCTGAAAATAGCTGTAAAGCGACGCCCTGCTTAACGTTTTCCATCCCGTAAATCGAAGGCGCGATCGAGTTATATATTATTTTGTCGATGTTCGGCTTCTTCGAAAGCTCGAGGATCTGCTTTTCCTCCTCCTGGCTTATCGGGATGTTCTCGAAATCCCTGGTACTTTTCATTATCGAGTTAGCCACCAGGATAAAATCTAGAAACCTTGTTTTTTTTCCGTCTTTCTTTACCCTCGGGCGTCCCTGCAGGACTCCGACGATTACGACTTTATCGCCAGGCTTGCAGGCTCCGGCAAGTTCCTCGCTGCAGGCAACGTATAGAAACTCGGGTTGTCTGCCTCTGAGCGTGTCTAGTGGTTCCTGGATCTTTAGGATCTGATAGTCGATATATTCGCTTTCATCCTCTTTGATCTTGAAAGGCCCTTTCTTTCCGCAGGTGTCGTTTTCGCAGCCCGCGAAAGGTTCCTGCAGGGCGTCAGTCTCTTCGCTCTGCTCTACTATTGTAACATGTCCGCAGCGTAGACACTGAAAAGCCGTTTTAGTCCTGACTGGTCTTATCTCCGTGGCTTTAGAGACCACGCCGAGGACCGATATCAGCTTATTAAGGTGTTCTTTCCTGAGCCTGCTTATAGGTATCTGCCATGCGTCAGGCATGGAAGTTATACGGACTTCAATATCTGGCAGGTCTGTAGTCGGAAAAGACATACTAGCGATTGCCTCTTTAGCTGCGCTAAAAAACGTGTTCGGGTTATTTATTAGATACTTCGCAAGGTCTAAGTCGTAATTTTCGACATGTCTATACTCTACGTATAAGCTTTTACTCTCTGGGTACTCATAGCATAATTTCAAAAGTTCTTCCCAGTAGCTACCGGGGACTCTTTTCTCACCAGGTTTCGCGAAGTTGAAAACCTGATCTTTACTAAAAAATCTAGGGAGGGTAACCTCCGCTAGGGTTTTAAAATTATATTCCATTGCACCAGCTCCAGGATTTTTACAGATTTTATAGATTATAAAAGAATCTGACCTCCTCTTCCGAAGGTCGGAATTTATGTTCAGTGATAAACGCCTTAATTTCTTTTGCAGGTATGCCGGTAAGAAGCTCCAGCCTCTTAAAGTGATGAGCTCCCATATTGCGTCGGTGGAGTTCCAGTATATTCATAGTTTCGACGACTGCCTGTTCCCTGTTGATTTTTGCGAGCTGTGCTTCTTCCTGCTGTTTACTTGCCTGGGCTTCGAGCTCTTTTAGTCTGTGAAGCTTCGCGGCCCTTTGAGCCTGCAGTATTTCTAACTGCTCGTCTATCTTCCTTATATCGTCTTGAAGCTGGGGAATTTCGGACTTATAAGCCGTAATTTTGTCTAAAAGAGCATTCCGTATAATAGAGGACCTGCTTTCTGGTAAGTGCTCGGCGGCGTCCCATATCCATTTTTCGATTTGGAAAGACCTTTGAATTTTTACCCGGTTCTCTGGTAGTATTGCGTCGACCTCCCCCTCCAGGGTAAAACCCGGCGAGGCGTCCAGATTAGTTATAATTTCATTTAAGTTTATACCTTTCTTTTCTTTCATTTAAATTGGCTCCATGTCTGGTTTTTAGTTGCTAGTCGGTATACGAAGTCATATAAACGTTAATTATACGACTTCGTATAAACTGCAATTATACGAGACAGTATAATCATAATCTATACTGCCTAGTATAATCGGTTATACTATTTCCTTCTCTGGGAAGTCTCTGGGAAAATTCTGCTTAAAGAACTTCTCTACGAGCTTGTTAATATGCAAATTGTTTCTATCTGCGATCTGCCGCAGAGATGCATAAAACTCCTCGTCTACTGTTATTGTTTTGGTTCCTTTCCTAGACATTAGTACCACCTTCTTATATTATTACAATACGTACATATGTACGTATCATATATAAAACTTTCTATTTATGTCTGAAAGTGAAATATTCCAATAAATCGAAACACCTATTCAATATAAAGACATATTATATAATATAGAGGAATTATATTATTCAAAAATCGTTATCTGTTTCCGTTATTTTTAACCTTTTATTTTTAGAAAAACTTCTATAAGTGAACTACCCCACGCTGAAGCAGTGGGGCTTCCTGGTTCATTCCCTGAACTTTTGTTCACAAGTCCCCAGGCCCTTCCCCGCGTTCCGCAGGTGTCATATAACTATAAGATTTTGATCCTGTAAAGCGAATTTTTTAATATTGATAGCTGCATTAACATCTCTATCATGAGAAGTATTACAAGACGGACAAGTCCATTCTCGAACTGCTAAAGTCAATTCCTTATTATGATAGCCGCATACATTACAAAACTTAGAAGATGGTTCAAACTGC